ATGCACAAAAAGTAAGTTCTTCAATTCTAGGACTTGACTATAAGGAAGAACGTGCTAAAATAATGGTTAATGAATTAGAAGCAGATTTACAAAATCCATATGTGTGCATAGGAATGCAATCTACGGCACAAGCAAAATACTGGAACTATGAAGGAGGGTGGGATGAAATAATTAAATATCTTAAAGAAAAAAATTATGATGTCGTATGCGTTGATAAACATCAAATGTTTGGAGCAGGTAATTTTATGAATTCTGCTCCTGAAGGTGTAATTAATAGACACGAAAGAACATTAGATCAGACAATAGCAACTATAAACGGATGCGAATTTTTTATGGGTCTTGGATCTGGACTGTCTTGGCTTGCTTGGGCATTAGAAAAACCTGTTGTATTGATTTCAGGATTTAGCGAGCCCTATTCCGAATTTGATATTGAGTGTGAACGAGTACACAATAACGATGTATGTAATAGTTGTTATAATAGACATAAATTTGATCCTGGTAAATGGGATTGGTGTCCTGACAATAACGATTTTATATGCACAAAAAGTATTACGCCAGATATGGTCAAACATTCAATCGATAATATAATCAAAAAATTAAATGCTTAAAATACTATCACCTCAAGATTTCATAATAACAATTGAGCATATAAGAAGGTCAAAAAATATGACCTATATGGATGCTATTCAATATTATTGTGAACAAAATAATATAGAATTAGAAACGATTGGTAAACTTGTTCAAGGTGCTTTAAAGCAAAAAGTAAGAGAAGAAGCCGAAGAATTGCATTTTTTTCCTAAACCAACTCGCATACCTGGACTATGATCAAAGTGGAACCTTACGAATGTTACAAAGAATATGTCGCAATTAAAAAACATTTTCAGTATCCTACATACGATTATTTCAAATATTCAGGAAGAACTCGTACTTCCAAAGTAACATTTTCAAAAAGAAAAGATCAATATTTTTTCAATAAATTGGCAAGAAATTATAGTGATGATGAAATCACAAAGTTTTTTGTGGCAAATTTTGTAGATAGTGAAACTTTCTACATTGAAGATGCATTAACAGAACAGGCCGAACTTTTATATAAAGATTGGCGAAAAAGAATTCAAAGTTTGTCATATATGTTCAATAATGATATTGATAAACTTTTGAATGAACATCATTTTGATGATTTGTTTAAAGTTGAAAATGGCCAGCATCCCATTTTACTGAAAATGGGTATTGCTAAATATATTATGATTGAGACTTTTATCATACTTAATGATGTTGTTAATTTTGTGCCGAAATGGAATAAAAGGATTTCAGAAAAAATAATCTGGCCCGATTATCTCAAAAAAGTGCAAAAGTATTCTCCATTCTTGGAGGTGGATAAGACGAAATTCCGTGATATACTTCGGAAGAAACTTGACATTTTATAACAATCGTGTTATACTATTGTCTATTAACTTAATATTTTAATATAACGAAATAAGGAGTAATATGTCGTTTGCAAAACTAAAAAAGTCCCGCAATGATTTCATGCAAAAGTTAAATGAAGAAATCAGCAAAGTAAACAATCCCGAAACAGAAACAAAAAATTACACAGATGATCGTATCTGGAAAGCAGAAGTAGATAAATCTGGCAATGGTTATGCCGTCATTCGTTTCCTTCCTCCATGTGACGGTGAAGATGTTCCTTGGGCGAGAGTATTCAATCATGGTTTTCAAGGTCCTACAGGTCAATGGTATATTGAAAACTCTTTGACTACTCTTGGTAAGAAAGATCCTGTTTCAGATTACAATCGAACTCTTTGGAATTCTGGTATTGAGGCCAACAAAGAAATTGCTCGTAAGCAAAAGAGAAGATTGACATACTTCTCTAACATCTATGTTGTGAGTGATCCGAAAAATCCTCAAAATGAAGGTAAAGTTTTTCTCTACAAATATGGTAAGAAAATCTTTGATAAGATTAACGATCTGATGAATCCAGAGTTTGAAGATGAAACTCCAGTAAATCCATTCGATTTCTGGGAGGGTGCAAACTTCAAGTTGAAGATACGTAAAGTTGAAGGATTTCAAAATTATGATAAGAGTGAGTTTGAGAAGCCTTCACAACTTGTAGAGGACGAGGCCGAACTCGAAAGAATTTGGAAGACTCAATATAAGTTGAATGAGTTTACAGATGCATCAAATTTCAAACCGTTTGAGGAACTCCAAGAACGTATGAATACCGTTCTTGGTCTTGATTCTCCAAAGGTGTCTCAAATGTATAAAACTGCTGAGCCATCTACTGCACCAACTCAGAAGCCAACTACGGCTGAGGATTATACTGGTGAAACTACTGGTGAAGAAGACGAAGAGATGTCATACTTTGCTAAACTAGCCAACGAGTAATCTATAAAAACATCTATGCCAGTGCCGTCATCATGTTTAGAGAACTGGTGGTAGGCATTTCTCTCACGGTATTTTCCGTGTTTTGATATGAGTATGAGTTATTGATAACTGGCATAGATGTTCCTCCACCACCTTGTCCCATCATAATAGGAATCATAGAAGACATTGTTTGATTTTCTCTTTGAGTTGCAATAGTATCTGCTAATCTTGCAAGATTTCTATCACTCATAATATATTCTGCGGTACCTGGTTTTTCTGCTACAAGAGCAAGTGTAGGTTTACGATATACTTGGGCACCTCTTGCATTTGCTACAACACCTTTTGCTTCCAATTCTTTTTTGGCTTCTGTTTCATTTCTTACCGTTCTGCCTATACCAGATATCAAAGGTTGAAATCCTGACATAAATCTAGTTTTACCATATCCTCTTGTCTCTGTTCCACCTACTTCAACTCCTTGCTCTTTAGCAAATGCACCTATAAAACTTTTTAGTAATGCTTGTGTTTCTTGTAGATCGGCACCTTGTAAACTTCCAAGATCTAAACTTGATTTGCCTGTGGCATCAGTTTTTAATATTCCTTTATCTCTTGCTACTTGTGAACCAGATAAAAATTTTAGAAATGCTTCATGGGTTTGTTCATCTACACTTTTATCACTTGAAGAATCATATGATAATTTGTTATCTTTTCTGAATTGTTGAAAGAGGTCACCTATTGATCCTTTATCTCCGTGTTGACCTATTTTCAATAATGATTCACCAAAATCCATTCTCGATTCTTTAAGAGCCATATTCTCAAGAATTTCGTCTGCTCTATCATCACCAAAAAAGGCGGCAATACCTAAATCTAGTTTTCTAAAAAAAGAACCTACTGCATCAGATGTCACATCCATAATACCTGCACCAGCAGTTTTACTTCTCATGCCATCGTCAACTGCCTTATATGCAAGTCCTAAAACTGCACCTGCAATCATACCAGGTATACCAAACGGTCCAAGTGCCGCCAAACCTAATCCAGTTAAGGCGGCATCAGCAGTTGATATTCCACCTTGATCTGTTGAAAATAAAAACTTGCTTATTTTACTCGATATGCCAACATCATCTCCGGATGGTTTCATACCTTTTTCGATTGCTCCTAATACAGGTCCAATAATCAAAGCGGCTAAACCAACCCTCATACCTCTCATACCAAACAGTCTTAAACCTTTACCTTTCACAATTTTCTGTTTCATTAATGCTTTACCACCATAAATTCCAACAAGTGCCCCCATACCAGCAGGTCCTGTAAAGAAGTCTCCAATACTGCTTATAAGATTTTCAGTACCTTCTCTACCAATACCTGCAACTAATGCACTTACTGCTCCACCTAATATTGCCCCTGCTATGGCACCTTTAGGTCCTGCAAAAGTAAAACCTGCTAATGCTCCTAATCCTGCACTTGTTACAGGATCGTCTTTGAAAAATGTTGTGGCTGCCTTTGCTAAGGAGTCACTTAGATCACCACTTTTTCCATATTCGTCAATACCTTTACTAATTGACTCCCAAAGACTAGGTAAAATTAAAGCACCTGTAAAAAGTTTACCGAGTTTCATACCAAAACCAGGCTTAAATCTTATAGCACTCATTGCAGTTTTAAAAAGTCCTGCACCAGCAGTTCCCAATAAACCAGTAGTAAGAAAGTTGCTAAATGCGCCTAGTAAACCTTTTCCTTTTCCTTCTTTGAATCCTTTTTCTTTTTTTGAACCATCTCTACTAACTTGTACTGCCAACTTTTCTTCTTCCATTTTATCTTCAAGTCTTCTTCTTGCTTCTGTTCTATCTTGTTTAAAAAAATATGCTTGAAGATCTTGTATGCTTTTTGTTGTTTGTTGTTGAGCCTCTACTAGATTAAGACCTTTATCACTCAAAGCACTTTCTGCATCTATAATACCTTTACCTTTTGATGTTCCAACTTGTTCAGCATCTTTTCTCGTTTCCATTGCATCTTCAAGATCTTCAAGACTTCTTCTTGCTTCTGCTCTATCTTGTTTAAGAAAGTATGCAGTGAGATTTCTGATGCTTTTTGTCGTTTCTTGTTGAGCCTCTAATTGACCTTGATTTTGTTCTTTCAAACTGTCAATTAATTCTGCGAACTCCATTTTACCGAGTGTTTTTCTAGCCATTTTATCTCTGGTTTTGTTGGTCTCTCAACCTTTCGTTTTCTTCTTTAATATGTTGTATCAATAATTGTACATAAATTTCTCTTTCAAATGGTATCATATTGTCTAATTCAGTCAAACTATATTTGTGGTGTTGCATCAAGTTAAAATTTGTCATATAGTGATTTTGAAGATTTTCGTGACACAGGCTTATGCGAAAAAATCTTCAATTCCCGCTAATGTTACATGTTCTGTGCAACCGCATTTATCACAACTATAATCGAATTCGTGCCTAAGATAAGGCATAGTTTGAAAAAAATTTCTTATTTTATTAAATTGAATAGAACTCAAACTATTTAAAAATTCTATCACCTCTTCTTTTGTATGATCTTCAGCATAAAAAACTTCTTCACCTTTGTAAATCATCTCTATACTACTCGATACAATATCAAATATTATATCTAAAGCAGTTTCGTCTTGAAGTGCAATAATTTTGTCATACATGTCAAAACCAGGATAGGTCATAGTCACACCAACATCATTTGTTAAATTAATTTTTTTTGTATGTCCTTCAACTGCTTCTGGTTTTATTTCTTTAAGATTAATTACAACATCTTGGATATGTGTGCAAGTTTTACCTTTTGAATTTGTATCATCAGGAT